CTTTTTGCTGTCTATGCGTATATTATAGCAAAACGGGAATAAATGGTCAATCGGCGAAATGCAACCTAAAATGTAATACTTTTGTAATATAGTAGAAACCACTAGTGGTAAATACTGAGAAGGAAAAACATACCATGTTCAACACAATTTTACGACAGTTTACCCAACTGTTTACCCCTAACTATCAGTCTCGGCTGGAACAGTACATATCTGCACACCGTCCCACTTCGGTTGCAGAAGTAGAACACCTGGAGCGTCAGTACTCCAAGTCTCAACACGGAGGTTTGATATGAAATCTTTTCTGATCAAACTCTGGAACACACTGCAAGAAATCGCCCAAGCTCGTTACAACAGCCGCTTCCAGCACGGTCGCTGGGATTACTGATAAATCCAGCCCAAATCTTGTACCTGATGCATCCAGGTAAACACAGGCACCGAAAAGTCTAAACGCCACTGGCCGTTCCAACCTAGGTAGTTGCAGGCAGGCAATGTTGGTGCCGGAGCCGGACTTTGTTGACTGTACCACGGTTCTGGGTACTCGGGACGGTATATGCCGCGCCAAACAAATTTGGGATCGGATATCCCAAAAAATTCAACACTGTCCACAATAACTGCCATGTCATGATCCAGTGCAGGTTTGTTGCAAAAATCGATTTCTAACCATCCCGAGTCTGCAACAAATTCCAGCTGTATTTTTTCAGTTTGTTGTAGCACATGCATAGCAGAATGCCCTGGCACTGACACCTGCACTTCAGGTGCAACAACACCAATTTTTGGAGTCAGCGTTACTGCTAGTTGTACTAGGTATTCAGTAGCCATGCCGATCCCATATTTCAGCTAATTCAGGATACAACAATCTAGCATTGTAATTGTAAATCTTGTCCCACTTTTTGCAATGATCCACAAATTGTACTAGTAGTTGATCTACATCTTGCGGCTCTGGCTGTGACAACATGTTTATGCACATCTGTGCCTGTTGCTTGACACCCAACTGATAGTTGTTGGGGTCGCTGGCATTATAATCATTGACAACGTCAATGGAATCAAGATGATTCAATATATCTTGATACTGCGCCGCATATTGCTGCCGGATTTCAATTGGCAATATTGCTGCATCCAAGAATCTTGGAGTGTTGACCTGCAGACTTTTTACTATCAGTTTGTGTTGCAATGCATACATCAACAACCCACCAAAATAACCAATGGTCAATGCACCAACGGCTGGACGCAAGGAAACTGTGATATTGGTGCCATTGCATACTTCCAGATACCGATCAATGTTGTGCAAAACTTGTGCAGTGTCTGTGCCTTGTCTCTGATAAGCATTGTGCTCATCCACAGTTTCTATACTGACTTCAATACCTACGCGACGAAATTTAGTCAACTTGGCCATCAATTCAGGGCGAAACACAGTACCATTGGTCACAAAGCTAAAACAAGTTTCAAAACGTTGATGTTCAATCAAAGTGTCCACAAGATCTTCAAACCGGTCAGTCAACAGCGTTTCGCCACCCATGAAGTGAATGTTGTTGAGTTTGGGAATGTCCAACAGTTGCTGTTTGAAACTTTGCCACACTGACTCGTCTCTTGTCCAATCTAGCAAATAACGACTGCTGTCTAACTTGCCCCATTTGACTTCTTGATGGGCAATACGACTACTGGCCTGAGCGTTGCACATTTTACAAGCTAGGTTGCAATAGTTACCAAGGTCCACATGGATGTCAATTGGCTGGGTTTGTGTTGTGTCCAATTTGAAATGACGACGTCCCGGACTTTGTGCAAAGCTGGCATCAAAAGCTTGCGAGAAAATTGCACTTTTGAGATTGCTGCGTATACGTCTGCTGTGGCCACCGTGGCATTCTTCTTTGTAACAACTAGAGCATGCGCTGTAAGGAACATTGCCCAGCACCGCTGCTCTAAAGTCCTGCACAGGTTGCGAGTTAAACCACTGTTGGATTGTGGTATTTGCGATATTGTATTGTGCAGGGTCTGCTACCCTGTGACTTTCCTGACAACACACACCCAGGCCGCCGTCCCAATAAACATGGAGTTCGTACCAGGGTGTATTACAGAAAATTTTGGAGTTAGACACGTTTCTCAACAATCTTGTCAGCTAGACCCATATTTACTGCGTCCTGGGCCGACAAGAAAGTATCAAACTTCATAAGCTCATAGAACTCATCGTAGGTCTTGCCTGCTGTGTTGTGCTTGACATAAAGCTCAGTCAAACGTTGATTGATACGAACACTTTCATCAAATGCTCGTCGAGCATCTTCGAACTCTAGAGCTTGTACATGCACTGAACCAGATGTGCCCGGAGTACCCGAGCTTACACGGTGAATCATGGTACGGCTTTCGGGCAGCACAAATCTCTTGCCTGGAGCACCTGCTTGAGCAAGAAAACTGCCCATGCTGGCTGCTTGGCCAATCACAATAGTTTGCACATCACACTTGATAAACTGCATGGTATCGTAGATTGCAAGACCGGCTGTTACACTTCCGCCTGGACTGTTGATATAAAGGCTGATATCCTTGTCAGGATTTTCACTCTCTAAAAACAACATCTGTGCTACAATCAAGCTGGCCACATGCTGGTTAACATCTGTGTCTAGCATTACTACTCGGTCTTTCAGCAATCGGCTGTAGATATCATAGCTGCGCTCGCCTTTGGCAGTTTGTTCGAGTACAATTGGCACTAAGTTTGGCATGGGTTCTCCTTGTTGAAAGCATAAGTATAACATACTTCTTGGAAAAAACCAATGCGTGATCTACTCAATTTAATCGATAATATTATTATGGAAAAAAGCCGCGGGCTGCTCTATCGCAGCAAAGGTGATAGCTTTTTTCAAGGTGATAAAGACAACCCCACTGCTGAAATTGTTTTTGACAAAGTGGACTACTATCCTAGTATGCCGGGAGCATATGCCAATTACAACGAAATGGCCGCGGTAGGTCAAGAACTGTTCAAAACTTATCCGCAAATAACTTGGTTTAACAAACCATCATCTTCCTCAAAGGCATTTGCAATTATTACATTTGACGGTCCAGTGCAAGGCGAAAAAACATATTTTGGAAAATTTTTCAACGAAATCAAAACCGACATGACTGGTTTCTGGAAAAACGACGAATTACCCGGTGGCTGGAAGCTCAACAAGGCTGCCAGTCTCAAAAGTGGTTACAAGCTCAAGCCCAGTGATTTGTTTCCCCCTAATAGTACGTTTGACAGCCCAGCAGATATAGTTTCGGCTTTAGAATCCAACCCAACCAACAACCCAGTGGTTCCAAAAGTTGTGCCAGGTATGCAGCAGTTACTTGGCGGAAAATTACCCACTTTTTCCAATGTTGGTGATTATGCCACTGCCATTCGTGACGACCTCGGAGAAACCATTGGACCTATTGCGTTAATTCAAGGCATGATTAAAACTCAAGGTGCTGAAGCAGCTAGAAAAGATATACTTGGACCCAATGGTAGCTACGGTGGTTCAAAGACCAATTTCCCAGCTAGTAAAATCAACGGATTGGTTGATAGTTATATCATTACCCCAGACGGCATTGAGATTGGAATTTCTAGCAAAGGTGAAAAGGGTGCAACTGCATCTGTAAAAAACATCAGTGATGGTATTGCTGTTGCCAAGACAAAAAACATGAAAGATTTGTTGTCTACATATGCTGACCAAATAAAGATAATTGAAGAAGTTGGAAAACTCAGTAGTATAGATTTTCCTCTTATATTTGGTGTCAGACAAGGATTAATCACAGAATCTCAAGCAAGAGTCATTAAAGAACTTATCGCTAAGGGCGCAACTTCTTTAGATGCAGTGCCAATGAGCGACGAGGATTCAGCGGCCTTGGCGAATCTAATGAAAGATATCAAACCCAAAGACAATCCTAGATACAACACAGGTTATCATGTGCTCAGTAGTTTAGCAAGAAAAGTGGTAACAAATATCAACAGTGATCCAAAGTTTGGCGAAGCTTGTTTGAAATTCTTAAACACTAGCCCAATCATACAGTTACATATGAATGTCAGTGATCGAGAAGGCGATGTTACTGTAACAGGGTTTGACAGCAAGTATCCCCCCAATTTTAAGGGAACTGTTGGTCTTGACGCTAGTAAAGTTTACGCAGCAACCGGTACTAATGGACGAGTAACTTTTAGCTACAACGGCGGCGGAAACACAGATACCGATGTTGAGCCAAGTGCGCCAGCTAAATTAGATACTGATGATCTTGATGCATTCACTCAAGGACGTCTCAAAGGACCTGGTGTCAAGGCTGCACGTGATACCAGCGAGCCCAAGACTGATGCGGGCACACTGGGACGCAAGCGTCGAGGAGAATAATCAGCGTTGAACCTGGCTGATAACGTCACACACGTTTAGGGCCAGGGCTTCTTCGGCTGTTAGCCACACATCATGTGGTGGCAACAGGGCTGTGCGAATTTCTTCTTCGCCAAGGCCAGTACATTCTTTGTAGTGTTGTACCATGCGCTTTTGTGTGAGTTCAAACTCTTTGATAGTAGCAAACAGTTCGTGTGCTTTGCCATCACTGCCCCAACTAAATTGGTGACTTAAGATTGATGTATTAGGGGTCAGCACTCTGCGCCCTGGTTCGCCTGCTAGGAATATTAGCAAACCTGCTGATGCAATTTGTCCCAACCCTACTGTTTTGATGGGCAATCGACTGCTACGCATCACGTCGATCAAGGCAAAGGCTGCGGCGACATCACCCCCTTCACTGCAAATCATCAACAAGAGTTCGGTTCGCTTTTTCTTGCTAACATAGTTTTCGTGAAGGATCCACTCAATTACGGGCTTGATTGAATCGGTTTCAATATCCCCCATAAGTACCATCAAGCCTGCATCTGCAAGCTCTTGGCCATGTGATGTTGTAGATTCTAATGCTGATGTCATGTTGGGATCGGTCATAATATTTAGCTACACCGGCTTTGACGTACAATGTCCACATGAGCCTGTGTAATGTCTTGCACAGGTAGCGAAGTTAACGGCACACTTAATACAATGCGCTCTCGATTGAGTCCGTTGACCCGAACTAATCCCGGGCCAATGTTGACAAAATAGTTACGCCTGTATTCAAATCCGTCCACAAGTTCGCTGGCATTGTGACAATAAGTCAATTTACGTCCAGTTCCTGTGCTGAGTGTCAATCTATACACTGGGCGATCGTTGGTCATGTTCTGCATGGATATGTTCCATACATAGTCATCGTTGAACCAACCGCCCGGATCTTTGGCAAACACATTTACAGCCAATTCAAAGCGACTGCGGGCCCTGGTGCAATCGGCACCTATGCTGTTGCATTGCGGATACTGATTGATGTTGCGCAGAGTTTCTTCCAAGGCCTTGAGATAGGTTTTGCTCCAACCCACTACAAACGGCACTTGCAGTTGACCTTGTCGCTGGGAATCTATAACAACTCTGGCAGGTTCCATCATGATATCAAACGCACGATGTGGGAAATCCTGCAACACAGTACTCAGCACACGATCACCTGACTGCTGTTGTTGTTGAAACGTCTGTATCTGTGTGGCAATAGTGTTGCCGCTAATTTCACGTGGTTCTGCTTGCTGGTGCAACAGTCGGCCAGCAATGGCACTGTGGGCTACCCATACACGAATACGTAACCGAGTTTCACCAGCAAATTGACGACGATCTGTGATTTCAAATCGATCTACATAACCCGAAGCATAGGTCACAATGTCGTTGCGTTTTAACCGATAATTTTGCGATTCAGTTTCGCTGAGAACCAGTGTACCTACTGCTTGCTCAATGGCCAGTCTAAATGCTTCGTTTTTTGCATCTTCAAATGTGTCACCACGACTGTCTACTTCAATATAGTACACACGTTTGGTGTTTAATACTATCCATTGACCCACTGTGATCACAGTGCCAATGGCGCTAAGTGTTTGGGCCTGGCCCTGGGTGATAGCCAGCACCAGGGCAAGAGCAGCAACGGCACGGCGCATGTTATTGCATCATTTGTTGACGAATGGTACCACGCTGTTTGTTGTGCTTTTCGTCCCAACGATATACCACACGCACAGTTCGGCCACCGTCTACAACATCACCTTCCACAAGGTACAATCCACCCAGGATACCTTGGTTACGAGTTTTGATTGAGTTGTTGACTGTGGTAGCAACGGACAAGGCGTCATTGCGAGTTGCAGTGTTGGTTTCACGATTGAAGTTGTTGGCATCGGACGGTGATTCATCAGATTCCACGGACGCCACAACGTCGCGATTTCGGTTGGTGGCAAAGTCATTGACCTTGTTGTCACGTGCTCGTTCTAGGTTGCGACTCACCATTTTGACCGACGTCTCTGTGGAGATTACTTCTTGGTTGATAAAGTCATTGAGACTTTTCTTGGCCTCCAGTTCAGCCACACGGTATGCTTCACGCACAGAGTTTTGACTGCGACCCCAGACTGGAGCATAGCCCACAGTTTCAATGGCCTCTAGCTTGCCGGTTAGGCTATACACAACGCGAATGCCACGGCGTTTGAAATCACTCACTGCCAATTGCTCGCTGATTGCAGTTTGTGGGCCCGGGCTGATTCCCGGGGAGCCAGTTTGATTTTTGGTTGAACTGCAGGCGGTCAGTGCCAGAGTAGCCACAACAGCCAGAGAAACAATACTACGCTTCATGATAGATCCTTTAGATCAAGTTAAAGATACTTTATTGTACAAGGTCAAGAATTATTGGTCAACCCCATTTGAGTTTGAATGCCACTGCATCTGCACCAGATTCAAATGCAAATTTTTTGAGCCAGTGGCTGGCAACCCAATAACCGCCAAGACCACATTCGGCCCACAGGCACAAGGTCATCCAGCTGACATCGAGTTTACGCAAATCAATGTCAACCACAGTCCATCCTTGCTTGACTGCACCACGTACACTACGTGGGTTGTGGGGCTTATACGGCAGGTTTAGGCAACGTGCCATTGTGATGCTCCTGGATAAAGTCACGCAAGATCTGTTCCACCAGTTGATTTAGTGTGATGTCACGTTGGTGTGCCAGTTTCATGAGTTCGTACCACTCGTGATCATCCAGTTCAACCTCCACTGTGGCTCGGCCGTCGGCGGGCTCAGACACTGGTGGGAAGTCCACAGGGTTGCTGGTATTTGTCATATGATAGTTCATAGTTCAACTCCGAAATGCTTACGCAATCTGTTGTACAATTCATGTTGATTGTATCCGAAACCATCATGAAGTATTGTTTCTTCGCTGAGCCTTTTGCAACATTCTTCCACAATCAACTCGGCGAATTTTTCAATGTCCACTAATGCCGGATTTGAACATTCTTCACTGAGAGTTTTGATGTAAAGTTCTTGAATTCGTGGGTTCATAGCATGTTCAATTCGTTGTAGCGGTCCATCAAGTCTGCTTCGGCTTGATTCACATCATCCAGGGCCTGTTTCAGTGTGCGGCCAGTGGTGCCCACATACTGAACGCCATCGCGCCAGTG